CGTGTACGATGTGACGTGGGACGTCTACGGCCATCCGGAAAAGGCTGTGAGAGTCAATGGTTGATACGTTTAATTGCGCGAGAGCGCAGATCTACCACAACACCGCCAAGCTGACCCCGGCGCAGATCAAGGCCAAGACCGGCTGCACCCACATCATCAACGGCTATCTGTTCAACGGCAAGTTTCGGCCGGTGGGCTGGACGGTGATCGACGGCAAGGTTATTAGCCGGGACAAATACCAGGACTGGGGCGTGTCTATCGGCTCCGACGGACTGCCGAAGATGCTGACGGACCGGGGAGGCAGCTTTCTGAGTGGCGTCCCCATCCTCAAGGGCGGCTCCAAGCTGTACCGGGAGCTGACGCCGGACGTGGCCCGGTCTGCCGCCCGGACGGCGGTAGGCTGGCTGGCCAACGGCAAGGTGGTGCTGTGGTGCGACAAGACCAGCCTGACCCGTGAGCAGCTCCAGAACAAGCTGCTGGGGCTGGGCGTGGTGGATGCCCTCATGCTGGACGGCGGCGGCTCCACGCAGGGCATTTTCCCCGGCGGGAAGGTGACCAGCTCCCGGAAGGTGCCTACGCTGCTGCTGTTCTGGGAACGGTCGGCGATTAAGGCGGAAGATCAAGCCCTCGTATGGGGGAAGGCTCACGGCCTGCTAACGGACGCCAACGCCGGTGAGACGGTGACCCGAGCCGACATGGTCCGGGCGCTGTATCAGATCTGGGGGAATAACCATGGTTGAGATCCACGCTTACAGCAAAGCCGCCTCCGGGGGCAAGCAGCTCTCCGCCCATTTCAAGGTGCGAGAGTTTGCGTGTGGAGACGGATCTGACGCTGTTTTGGTGGCTCCCCGGCTGGTGATGGTGCTGGAAACCATTCGCTCCCATTTTTGCGCTCCGGTGGTCATCCACAGCGCCTACCGGACGCCGCAGCACAACGCGAAGGTAAACGGCGCGGCCCACAGCCAGCATTGCTATGGCATGGCGGCGGATATTTCCATCAAGGGTCAGACACCGGCAACGGTGGCAGCCTTCGCCCGGTCGATCATGCCAGACTGGGGCGGCGTGGGGGTTTATGACAGCTTTTGTCATATCGACGTGAGAGAGGCCAAGGCTGACTGGAAAGGATAAAACCGAAAGGAGGGCCAGAAGATGGCAACAACATCCACGCGGTTAATCCGCGCTCTGCAAGTCTGGAAAACCCATGGAAAAAACAAACCGAGAGATCCGGGCGCTGTTGTCATCGATGGCCCCGGCCCGGGCGGCGCAGGCCGTCCGGCTGGTAGGCTTGCCGCCTGACGAGGAGGCGGCGGTGCTGGCGGTGGACGTCCACGGCCAGAGCTGCCTACAGGCGGCGGCGCTGCTCCACGTCAGCGTAGACGGCCTTGCCAAGATCCGGCGGCGTGCCTACGCCAAGATCGCGGATGATATGCAGGGGCAAACAAAAAGCCGTGTCCGATTCGGACACGGCTCTTTTTATATATTTAGCTCCGCGTATACAGCCCTACGGCTTGCGCCAACAAAATCCGCAGATAGTCCGGACAAGTGCTTGCCCCGGATTCCCAATTCTCCACCGTTCGGCGCGGGATACAGAAGCGCTGGGCAAAAGCAACCTGAGACAAGCCAGTGGCTGCCCTGATCTCGCGGATCGTAATATGAGCCACATCCCACAACGCTCCCAAGGCCTGGATCCGATCATCCGGGATGTCAGCGCCTTCCGGATCCCCCCAGATGTCAGATAGTGCCCAGTCTGATACGTACATATCCCGATCTTGGTCCGCCAGTGCGCCACCCAAAAGGGTGCTAAACTGTTTGTCCGTCATGGTATATCCCTCCTTAATTCAGTTCATCAACAAAGACGACCATATCTTCGTCAGGGACAAGGACTCCGTCCTCGTTATATTTGATGCAAGCGCCATCTTCGCAGGTGCTGTTGTTGGCCATTTCGATGCAATAATCAACATCCTCAACGGTATAAGTATCAGTTTCCTCATCATAGGGCAGGGAACCGGCGGTAAAATAATCGCGGCTCCAGTCCGGATCGTATCCGGAACCATTCCAGCGCTGGATCTTGATCTCTACGGTTTTCTTTCCATCAGTAATTTTCATTTTATTTTCCTCCTGGGCTGTGCCCTCTTGTTGTTATTATAATACCACCAATTTGGTGGTGTGTCAAGAGAGAAAAGCAAAAAAAGCAAAATATTTTCAAAAAGCCGTGTCCGAATCGGACACGGCTTTTCGTTTAGGTTTGCAGGCTTAATTCCAGATGACAACGGTATCAATTAGGTATTTCCCGGCGGAGTCCCGCACGGTAACGCGGCCTTGCAGATCGTTTCCGCTGATCTGTTCGGGGTCCGCGTACGCCTCAAAGATCACCTCGCCAGCTTCCGTGATGAAAGCGCCCTCGCCATACTCGGAATCCGCAACGCGGAGGCCATCAGGCAGATGTAACTTAGCGTGAAGCCATGTGCCGGGGAAATTCTCGTACGGTTTCTCCCGGATCTTTACCGCGTCGGGAACATTCCGGAAGGTGGAAGGGATCTTGTAAAGATGTGCGATCATGTGCTTTTCCTCCTGTTTTTTATTTCAATGCGTCGATAATCTTGGATGCGCTGGATTCCGTGAAAATGGTTTCGATTTTCGCCACGTCGGCGGCATAGATCAGGCTGAAATAACGCCAAAGACGATCCGCACGGTAAGCCGTAAACCAGATTTCAAAGGGCTTCCCGGCATCGGCTGCGGCCTTGCGCATGAGTTCCCTCCCAGATTCATCGCAGTTTTCCGGCTTAATCCTGTCCGCAATTTCAAAGAAACGGTTTACATCAAGCTGGAGCTTCATCAAATTGTCGCGGATGAATTTTTCCCGCAGGCTGGAAGCGTAGGCGATCTGCTTTTCAGAAACGCCGGTGATCTTAGGGAGGGGGTGCTGTTCGCTGAAGTTGGAAATGTAACCGGAAACGGCGTCCAGCTGGTGCGCACGCTTCTGCGCCGCGTAGCAGTCCGGGCAGGTGGTGATGTTTTCCCGCGCCCAGACCTCATAAGATCCCGCCTCGGTGGAATTGCGGCAAGTGTGGATGTGCTCAAACTCTTTTCCACAGTGCTCACACTTCAAAACCATTTTCACTCTGCTCATGATCTTCGTCCTTCCTTTTCCAATCCCAAGCGTATTAGCCGCTTGATCTCCGTCTGGCGGGCTTTGCCTTCCAGCGCGGCGAGGATATCGGTATCGGTGTTGTTGTTCAGCTTCAGCCCGATAAAGGTGGTGTTTTGTGCCATCCACTGGCGTTTCGCTTCGCTATCCGGCATTGCTTAGCCCTCCTGCGCTTCCAGCAGGTCAAGAAACCAGGCAGTCCCGATTTCAGAAACATCGCGGTCACGCTGGAAACACCGGTAAGACGTCCGCGCGGAGGCGGGGGCCTTGTAGTAGTCACTTCGTGAAATTTCGGTGACTTCCTCCGGGTGGGCGATGCGGTAGCCCTTGTTTGATTTCCGGATGGAATAGCTAACCTTATAGAACTCGTCGAATCCGATTTCTTTGATATAGATCGTTTTCATTTTTATTCTCCTTTGTCGCTGCGGATCAGATGCTCCGTGGCAATACGGGTGTTTTCGTCGGCGGGTTCTATGTCCCAACCTCTGTCATAGTTGCAAACAATTTCGTCGTTTCGCTTGAGCATCAGTTTGGAAATGCGACCTCCATTAATTCCCCATTTAGAACCTTCATCGTATTGCTTCATCCAGTAGTGAAAACTCTCGCCGTTGACCTTGATGCTGCCTTCCTTCCACATTTTCGCGTACCCCTTTCCTTTACTGTACCTATAATATACCATAGGTTTAACCTATTGTCAATAGGTTAAACCGAATTTCTCAAAATATTTTTTGGGCAGTTTAAGGGCAGAATACAGGCAGTTTCCGGGCAGTTTGGCTGTCCGTATTTTTTGTATCATTGGGATAGGAAAAGGAGGTGCGCTATGGATCAGCAATTTGCAATCGCAGGATACACGGGCTCCAGCTGTCTGATGTGCGCCATCGACGGCGCGGACATCTGGCAGGTGGACTATTTCGGCAACCGTCAGCAGCTTATCGGCAAGACCTCGGCGGCCTACACGGAGCTGGAGGGCACCACCCAGCAGTATTACGACAAGCTGGTGGAGTTAGGCATCATCACCCCGCCCAAGACGCAGGAGGAGCTGATGGGTGAGATGCAGTCGGCCATGAGCGATATGGCCGAGATCATCAAGGGCCTGTCGGCCCAGGTAAAGGAGCTGAAGGAGAATGGATCTCAAACAGATCATAGCGGCCGCGTCGAAGATGTTCCCCAGCGCCGACCTGCAAAACGCGGTGCAGAAGGCGGAGCAGGCGATCAGCGGGACGGCTGATACGCTGGAGGGTGTACAGAGCACAGCCAGGCGGCTGGGCATTGACCCCAATATCGCAAACAGCCTGTATGCCCGCTACGGGAAGACCATGCAGGCAAAGGCCCTGTGCGGCCTTCTGGGGACCACACCGGAGGCCTTGCGTTCCGATGCCAACAAGATCCTTGGCGGCGCACAGAACGGCTCCCAGACCCCTCAGAAGGGGAAAACGGGCGGTTCCACCAAATTCCCCCGGCTGAAATAGCCGGTTGGAATAAAAACACGAAAGGAGCACGAACACATGGAAGATCGTAGCACTGGTATGAGCTGGATTGCAGTCCTCTTTGTCATTATCGTAATTTTTGCCATTTTCGGCGGGAATTTCGGCGGCGGCTGGGGCTGGAATCGCGGCAACAATCCCTATCCCCCGCAGGAGGGCTGCAACCGGGTGAGCAACTGCGAGGTCGAGCGGCAGGAGATCGCCGACACCGCCCGGACCCAGTACCTTATCGAGCAGCAGAGCAATGCCACCCGTATGGCCATCAACGCCAGCACGGATGCCATCACCTCTCAGGCCAGCCGGATCTATGAGCAGCGTCTCCAGGAGACCATCTATGATCTCAAGATGGAGAACCAGAGCCTCAAGAACGGCATCTTCACCAAGGAGCAGACCGACGCTCTGGCGGCGAAGATCTCCGACTGCTGCTGTGGCTTTAACCGCCGGCTGGATGCCATCGAGGGCCGGATGCTGACGAAGCCGAATCTGTACGGCGTGGCGTCCACCTGCGGCGGCCAGATCATCCCCGCATCCTGCGGCTGCAACGGCAGCGGCAACATCTGAGCAACTTTTTCCACATCGGAAACAGTTTAGGCCCCTTTGGCCGGGTAATGGGCGGGGCCGGTGCCCCGCCTTTTAAATTTGAAAGGAGAATGATCTATGAGTTGTAAATCTGCTTTGTATGCGGCCATGCAGACTCCCACGGCGGTGGCTGTTGGCGGCGTCATCCCTCTGGGCGGCCTGATTCGGCGGTACGGCTGCGACATTGCCCTCAACGGCAATGCGGTTAACCTCTCCGGCGTCGGCTACTATGACGTGGACGCCTCCATCACCGCCACCCTCACGGCGGCCGGAGCTGTCACCGTAACCCTCTACAAGGACGGCGTGGCCGTCCCCGGCGCCACCGCCACCGCGACCGGCGCGGCCAGCGGAACGGTCAACCTCGATCTCACGGCGCTGGTGCGTCAGCCCTGCTGCGCTGCTGGTGCGGCTTTGACTCTGGTGCTGTCCGGCGTGGAGGCCACCGTTGACAACGTGGCCCTGCGGGTCCAGCGGATCTGACGGAGGCGCGGCATGGTGCAGATGTTAATCGGGATGCTGCTGGGCGTCATGGCTGCCACCCCCACCGGCCGCAGCATCGGCAACCAGATCGGCAACGCTGCCATTGATAAGGTCAAGGAGGCCATGAAGGCCTCGACGGCCGGAGAGGAGGACAACCATGGAAAATCTGCATGAGCAAATCAAGACGTATATTCCCAAGCTGGAATACAGCATCCGGGAGTATATGCGGAACCCTGCCACCCCTAACGCGGCGCAAGGGATCATGGCGATGGTGGAATGCCTCAACATGCTCAAGGGCGCAGAGGGGGCGATCTGCACGGGACGGGAGCTGACCAAGGCCGACGCGGAGGCGTGGGCGGCTCACATGGTCAACGAGGACGGCACCACCGGCCCGCACTGGCCCATGGAGCAGACTACTGCCCTGGCGGAGAGCATGGGCCTGTCTTGGGAGAAGATCTCCCCGTGGTGCTGGTGGATCACCATGAACATGATGTTCTCAGACTACGGCAGCGTGGCCCTCCACTACGGTGTCAGCACGGCGGAGTTCTTCGCGGAGCTGGCCCAGGCGTTTTTGTTTGACAAGGACGGCCCCGGCCCCAAGGAAAAGTTGGCGGCCTACTACCACGGCATCGTCAAGGTGAAGGAGTAGGGCCGACTGTGTTCGGAGCTGTGTTCACGCATCCCCTTATAACCGTTTCTATCCGGTTCTAATGGATAGTTAAAAACAGCGAAAAACCGTTGAAATTGCAAGCATTGCAAGCAATTCCAACGGTTTTTCATTTGGCGCGGAAGGAGGGATTTGAACCCTATTCTTTCTGGCTGTTTTCAATGGCCTGCGGGTTTCTGTGTTCAGAAGTGTGTTCAGCCGGAAAATATGTGTTCAGAAGCCTTTCTCCATCTTTTCCGCAGCGGCCTTCAGCTGGCCGTCCCGGACGTGGGTGTAAATGTCCATGGTGGTGGACAGCTGGGCGTGGCCAAGGAGCACCTGCGCCGTTTTGGGATCCACGCCGCTTTCCAGCAGGGCGGTGGCGTAGCCGTGGCGGATCTGGTGCGGCGTGACGGTGACGCCGCTGGCGTCCCGGTACGCATCATACAGCGCGGTGAAGTGATCGTTTGTCAGAAGGCTGCCGTCCGGCTCCGCAAACAGGTAGCCTTTCCCCAGCTTTTTGGGGAGCAGCTGGGCCAGTGCCGGAAGCAGCGGAACGTCCCGGCATCCGGCGTCAGACTTCGGCTGCTTGATGTGGGGCGAGTTGCCTACATGATACACGGATTTTTTGATGTGCACAAGATTTTTCTTTCGATCAATGTCGGCGCCGGTGAGGGCCAGCGCCTCACCACGGCGGCAGCCGGTGTAATAAACGAGGAAGGCGAACAGGCCGAAGGGGAGGCCTGCGCCTTTTTTTATAAGTTCAATCTGCTCCGGAGGGGGCGCGTCCCGGTGGGTCTGCGTCAGATTCCGGGGTGGCTTCACGGCGCTGGCCGGGTTGTAGCTTATAACGCCGTCCACTTCGGCCTTGCGGAAGATCTGGCGGATGATCTGCAACTGGGTCACCACGGTTTTCCGGGCGCGGGTGGCGGAGAAGTCCTTGATATACTGGTCGATCTCCTTCGCGGTGATCTCGCCGGGCGGCCTCCCTGCAAATTCCTTCTTGGCTCTGGCCAGCGCCGGACGGTAGCTTTTTTGGGTATTGTGCTCCAAGGTTGGTTCGATCTCCGACCACCATGCGTCCGCGATTTTCTCAAATACGGCGGCTTTTTCCGTTTCGATGCGGTCCGCCTCCCGGTCAAAGGCCTTGACCTTCTCCCAGACCTCCTTGTCGGTTTTCCCACGGAAGGCCTTACGCTTGCCGTTGATCCGGAGGATGGTCTCGTGGAGGCCGTCAGGCCGGACGTAGTATTTTGGGTATCGTGCCATGGGTCACCCTCGCCAGAAGCCGATCTGGACGCAGTGGAAGTCCAGATACAGCGCATACATGGCAACCAGACACAGGAGCACCAGCAGGGCGGCGATGATCCGGTTCCGGGTACGGACGCCCTGCTCCATCATCGTAATGATCTGCCGCTTGTTGGATAAACGCTTTTCAAGGCCGACTTTTTCAGCCTGCAAGGTTTCTTCGGTGGCTGTATAGTGATCCCCGATGCCAAAAAACTCATCCATAGAAATCCCCAAAACAGCGCAGATCGGCCCTGCGGTACTGATGGATGGCGATTTTGACGCATTTGCAAAAAAGTTGTTTACGGTAGACAGCGGCACGCCCGATTGATCCGCGATGTCTTGGGCCGTCATGCGCAATGCGGCTTTTTTCTCTCTGCATAGATCTTGTATCGTCAAAAAATCGCCCTCCTGTGTCAAATTTCCAAATATGGGCAGATAAAGTCTCAATCTGATTCGGCAGTATACTGCCTATTTACCCAATTTGGGCATTGCGCTGCCAAACCCATTTGGAGTACGGTTTTCTTGCGGACAGGCAGACGCCCCCATCTGCCTGAAACGCAAAGTGCCCCCGCCGCTTGTTGCAGAGGCGACGGGGGCACTTCTTATTCAGTTCCGTCTGATGCCTCCACAACGTTTTTGTTTATATTAACAGCGTTGATCCAAAATAAGCAAAACCCAAAGACCAATAGGCACGATAAAAATCCCAAGTGCCCCATATTGCCAGTGGCAAATTGAATAACTCAGAAGCAAAGCGTCACCGATAACGCTCAACGCTGTGCCGATCGCCAACCATACGCCAAAGGCGGGCGCACCCATCCTGCAAACCTTTTCGCAGCCCGGAGTATATCTGGGCTTGCTGATACATACAGGCAGCCAAAACAGCCCCAGAAGGAAGCCTCCAATCGCATGAGCCCAACATGTAGAAGACGCCCACCCTTTGACCCGCGTTATGACATAGCAAATCAAGCCACACAGCAAGAGGGCAAGCAACCCTCCGGAAATATAAATTATCATATTACGCCTCCGCTTAAATCTTGTAAAATTGGGCCGCTATCATTTTAACCGGCGGTCTGATTTTTGGCTTCTTTCCGATTCTCATGACAGAATTAAGGCCGCAGCGATCGGCCTTTGGGATATGATTGGAGGTACTTATGAGCAGCCAGACCACCCGCATCGTGTCCGAATCGGACACTACATACGCATTGGACCTGTTTGCATCTCTGTCCCCCGCAGATCAAGCGGAGATCATGGCTCTTGCCGTCTCCGCTTTAGCATCTCCGCAATGATCTCGTTCTGAGCCTGCGGAGATAGCTGGTCGAAAATCCGGGCAAATTCCTGCGTCAGTCCGGCTCCTTCGGGAGCCGGGCTTTTTTCTTCTTTCCCGGTCAAGATGTAATCCGCAGATGTGTTCAACGCTGCCGCTATTTTGGTTAAATGCCGAGTGTATGAAGATCTCTTCCGATTTCTCCATTCGCTGACGCGTGCGGGATCTACCCCAATTTCTGCGGCAAAGTCCTTCTGCTCCCGGTATTTTGCATCCACCAAAGCAAAAAGACGGTCTACGGCGTCCATCGGAATCACCCCCAAATAATAGCCAAAATGCCAAAGTAGCAATTGTGCAACTATACGAAAACGCAAAAATGCAATTTATGCAATTGACAAATGCCAAAATGCGATTTATGATATAGCCACAGAGGACATAGCCCCGAGGACAATATACCACACCGGGGCAACGCCGTCAAGGCGGGAAAGGAGCAATCATGATCGTTAATAGAGTCAAGGAGCTGCGGACGGCTGCCGGTATGACCCAGAAGGCGCTGGCGGATCAGCTGGGCGTCACCGTCCCCACGGTGAGCAAGTGGGAACTGGGCCAGCGGACTCCGGAGCTGGAGAGAGTTTTCCGCATGACGCTGATCTTCGGCGTCCCCATCGAGGAGATCGTCCAGCGGACGGAGAGCGCGTGAGAAGGGAGGAGCGGATATGGCACGAGAGCGTGAGAGCTTCCGGGATCAGCTGCAATCCTTACAGGCCAAATTCCCGGAGCAGGAAGTCCTGACCAAGGATCAGGCCTGCAAGCTGCTGGGGCTGGACTGGGACGCACTGGTCCACAATGACGAGTTCCCGGCCAAGAAAGTTGGGAAGCGCTACATCATCCCCATTGTACCATTGGCACGTTGGATGGTTACATGGTAGCGCAGGAAGGAGGAAAAGACAATGGACAAGAGATGCCCTAATCTGTACCAAAGGGCAAGGCTGAGTACCGGAATGAGCCAAGAACGGGCAGCGGAGCTGCTGGGGCTGTCGGTTGAGAGTCTTAAGCAGTATGAGGGCGGCAAGACAGTGCCCAAGGACGAGACGGTGGCCAAGATGGTGGAGGCGTACAGCTGCCCATGGCTGGCATTGGAGCACGCGCAGGCCACGGACACGCTGGGCGTGATGCCGGAGGTGACGCCAAGGCCTCTGCCAATGGCGAGCATCGCCCTTCGGAACCGTCTGCAAGACGCGACGGGCCGGCTGGACGCCCTGCTCCGGATCGCGGAGGACGGCGTGATCGACGAGGCTGAGCGGCCGGAGTTCGATTCCATCGTGGTGGAGCTGCGGGATACCATGGCGGCCATCTATCAGGTGATCTACTCAGGCGCAAAAAGAGAACGCCCCGAGGCGGCAACCTCAGAGCGTTCAGGGGAAAAAGTGTGTGGTATTGGATCAACCACTGTTGGATGTATCAATTATAGCACAAGATCCACGCCGCATGCAAGACCTAATTTTGCCGGGAAGGGGGTATCCCTGTGACCGGTTGGGCAATGTTTTTCATGGTCGTCGGCGTGGCTACCGTGGCGGCAATCCCGCTGCGGATTTTGGAGCGGATCGACTGATAATGGGGGATCAATATGGCTTATGATCTGACGATGGGCGGCTTGTATGCCGTCATTCCCGCCGGGGTCTTGTACGATGACAGGCTTCGGCCTGCCGCAAAGCTTCTGTATGGAGAGATCGTGCGGCTGGCGCAGAGCAGCGGATACTGCTACGCCACTAACAAGCAGCTGATGGGCGTCTGCAATTTGACGGACAAGTCCGTCTCGGAGTTGGTAAGCCAGCTCCGGGATTGCGGACACATCCGGGTGGAGATGATCCGGCGTTTCGGTGCCTCCGGAGATGTGGTTCAGAGGCGGATTTTTCTGGGGCAAATTCTGGCAAAAAATGGACCCCAAATCCATGGTGAGGAGGTCCAGGGAGGTATCCTGAAAAATCCGGATACCTCCCCCGAAAAATCGGGAGAGGGTATCCCGAAAAATCCGGAGGAATATAAAGGTATTAAGAATACAAGTATATATCCCCCTATAATCCCCCAAAAGGGGATGCGTGTGAAAACACGAAAAAGCAAGTCAACACCGGCATGGATGCCGGATGCTTTTGAGGCCTTCTGGAACCTGTACCGGACCCGTGGCCGGGCCGAGGACCGGGTGGGCGCTGTCCAGGAGTGGGACAGGCTCAAGCCGGATGAGGCTCTCATCCAGACCATGACCCAGGCGTTGGAGACCCAGAGCAAGAGCGAGACCTGGCGGCGGGGTATCGGCATCCCTTACGCCTGCCGCTGGATAAAAAACGAGCGGTGGAAGGACACCGCACCGGAGCGGTCCGAATCGGACCAGGAGGCGGAGCCGCCCCGGCGGCGCTACGTGGGCAAGCGGATCATCGACGGCCAGGAGGTGGACGTTTATGAGTAATTTTGCCAGCGTGGAGGCGGAGCAGGCGGTCCTTGGTTCCCTGCTGATCGACAGCGGATGCGTCCGCCGGTTGGCGGCTATCCTGCGGGAGTCGGATTTTTCCGTGGCCCTCAACCGGGAGCTGTATCGGGTGATCGTCACCATGGACCGGGACGGTCAGCCCATCGACGGCCTGACGGTCTGCGCGGAGGCGCTGCGGCAGAGCCTGGCGGAGGAGAAAACGCTGCGGAAGTATCTGGGCCAGCTAATGGAGATCACACCCACGGCAGCCAATGTGGAGATGTACGCCGACATCGTGGCCCGGGCGGCCAGGCGGCGTGAGTTGAAAACGGCCCTGGAGGACGGCCTGGCGGCCCTGGCGGACCAGGCCCCAGAGGATGAGGTGCTTACTCAGCTGGACGCGGCTATGACGGCCAGCAGCCAGCGCCTGGAGAGTGAGCTGCTTGCTCCCAAGGAGCAGGTGGACGGATTTTTGGACTACCGTGCTCAGATCGACGAGGGCAATATCCCATACGTCCGGACAGGCATCAAGGCTCTGGACAAGCTGCTGGGCGGCGGCATGGTGCAGGATGGATTGTACATCTTGGCGGGCCGCCCCGGTATGGGCAAGAGCGCTCTGGGCGTCTGCATTGCGGAGCATGTGGCCCAGACGGTGGGCAAGGTGGATTATTTCTCCCTGGAGATGTCCAGGGAGCAGATCATGGCAAGGCGGCTTTCCAGCATGAGCAAGGTGGACAGCAAGCTGATCCTGATGGACACCCTGACGGCAGATGAGTATAAGCGGATGATCGAGGCCACCTGCAAGGCGGCAGCCACGCCGTTTTACTGCACCAACGGTCGCGCCCAGAGCGTCCAGCGGATCACGTCTATCGCCCGGGCGGGCCGGGATGTCAAGCTGGTGGTGGTTGACCACTTTGGCCTGATCCTCCGCCCCGGCAAGCGGCAGGATGCGGACGAGTCAAGAGAGATCGCCCACGCCCTCAAGCGGCTGGCCCAGTCCCTCAACCAGCCGGTGCTGTGCCTGGCACAGCTCAACCGGCAGAATGAGCAGAGGACGGACAAGCGGCCCACACTGGCGGACCTGCGGGCCACGGGCGCCATGGAGGAGGACGCCGACGGCGTGATCTTTGTCCACCGACCGGACTATTACCAGGCGGACTACAAGCGGGAGCGAGGCGCACCGGAGCGGACGGAGGTCATCCTGGCCAAAAACCGCCACGGCCCCACCGGACGCCTGGATTTATCTTTCTGGCCGGAGACCAACACGTTTAACCCGGCCTATGTGGAGTGACAATATGCAAGTTGGAGATATTTTGCATTTGGAACCGACATTGGAGGCGACCAGCGGGCTGGGCACCATCGGGCCGATCCCGGCGCGGGTGATCTACATCCACCCGGCGGGGCGGTACTACACGGTGGAGTTCTACAATCCCATCACCGGAGAGCGGTGGCGGGAGGCGAGATGGTTCCCTCTGGAGCCGCAGGCGGATCTTCCGCAGCGGAAACCTCATTTCGATTTTACGAAAAAGCTTAAAACCTGAGTGATAAAGGGGAAAGGTGCAGTATGAGAGCAATCGCGATTATGAACAACAAGGGCGGGGTGGGCAAGACCGTCACCGCCATCAACTTGGCCGATATCCTGGCCAATGACTACAAGCAGCGGGTCGTGCTGGTGGACTGCGACGGCCAGGCTAACCTGACCAATTTTTACCTGCCGGGCATCGAGGTAGACACGCCCACCACGGGAGACATCCTGACCGGGGATTGTGAGCAAGTGTGGAGCGACAACCTGATCCCGCTACGGCACAACATCCAACTGCTGCCCAGCAGCTCCGGCCTATACGACCTGGACCTTCAGGCCATCAAGGACGGGGCCAGCGCCCCGGAGCGGCTGCGGGGATTTGTGGATGCCGCCCGGGAGGACGGCGACACGGACTGGATGATCTTTGATTGCCCGCCAGGTTACACGGTGTCCAGCGTGGCGGCTCTGCTGGCGACTGACGAGGTTTTGATCCCGGTGCTGGCGGACAAATTCAGCCTGGACGGCGTCCACGCCGTGGCGGAGCAGGCGGGCAAGCTGGCCGCCGCACGGCCGGGCCTGCGGGTCCGGGCGCTGATGACACAGACCCGGACCTCCGACGTGGTGACGGAGGCGGAGAAAGTCCTGGCGGCCATGCAGGTGCCGGTATGCCGGACCAAGATCCGGCGGACGGACAAGGTGCCGGAGAGCACGGTGACGCTGCTACCACTGCGGCAGTACAGCCCCGGCAGCAGTGCATGTCAGGACTACCGGGCGCTGGCGTTGGAACTGATGATGGAAAGAGAGGGATAACATGGCTGGGAAAAATTTTGATATTTCCAGATTTGCCGCCACGCTGAAACCGGTGTCCGAATCGGACCACACCGGCCCGGAGCAGATCGAGTACATCGACATCGACCTTCTGAACGGCGATGAGCGGAATTTTTACCAGCTGACGGACATTGACGAGCTGGCGGACAACATCCAGATGTGCGGCTTGCAGCAGCCTATCCGGGTGCGGACTGGTGAGGGCGGACGGTTCACTATCGTCAGCGGCCACCGGCGCCGGGCTGCCTTGGCTCAGCTTGTGGAAAAGGGACTGGATCAGTTCCGCCGGGTGCCCTGCATCCGGGAGACGGACGATGTTTCCCCGGCGCTTCAGGAGCTTCGTCTGATCTTTGCCAACAGCTCCACCCGCAAGCTCACCAGCGCGGAGATCGGCGAGCAGGCGGAACGTGTGGAGGCGCTTCTGTATCAGCTCAAGGAGGACGGTTTTGAGTTTCCGGAGGGCCGGATGCGGGACGTGGTGGCTGCCGCCTGCAACACTCACGGCTCTAAGCTGGCCCGGATCAAGGTGATCCGGGAGCGGCTATTGAGCAACTTCCGCACGGAGTGGGAGCGTGGGTCCATCCCGGAGCAGGCCGCCTATGCGCTGGCTCAGTTTCCGGCGGATATGCAGGAGCGGATTTCCGGAGCATTTATTCGGCTGCCCAACGGCCCCAAGTTGGAGCGGCTGCTGAAACTCTACAAGGAGGACGGTTACCGCTGGGATCCCTGCCTGACCTGTCCGGACGGAAATGCGTGCAGGCGGGGAGACGTTTTCCTCCGGCATGATGCGGATGCCCTCGCTTATGAGACCTGCGGCGGTAAGACGTGCTGTCTGGATTGCCCCAATGCTACGGCTGAGTGTTACGCCTGCGACAATGCCTGCTCCAAGGCAAAGGCCAAGCGCAAAGAGAAACTGGACGCCAAGAAGGCGGACGCGGAGAAGGCTACTGAAAAACATCAGCGGAAACTTAAGCGGGAACTCCAGGTCAGCGCGGCCCGTCTGGCCAGAGCGGCGGACGCTGCCGAACTGCCGGACACTGCGACTGCCATCTGGTCCCGATACGGCGGTGGCTACACGGTGGGCAAACTGAGGAAGTTTGCCTCCGGGGATTTTCAGGGCGAACACGTTTGGGTCAACGAGTTGGAGCCGGAGAATATCTACAACGTTGACAAGACGGCTAAGGCACTGCACTGCTCCGCCGACTACATCGTGGGCCTGACGGATGAGTTGACCCCGCCGACGCTGCCGGAGGGCCAGCTGATGATCGCCGGATGGATGCCCGGCAGCACCAACCCGGCGGAGCCGGGAGAGTTTGCAACCTATGTGGATCTGGGTAACGGGAAACTGCTGAAACGGTTTTTTGACTGGGATGGCCAACACTGGATGATGCCGGGCGGCATCGAGGCACAGGCCCCCGTGGCCTGGTGGATGCGGCTGCCGCCTGTCCCAGTGGCAGGGAAAGGAGCGGACACATGAAAAAATTCCTCTTTGAGTGCGACCTTGAGAACGGCCCTGAGCGTTTCAACGTGGTCGGTTTAGATCTGGATGAGGTCTTGGCCCTGATGCTTCGCCAGATCAATCTGGTTTACTCCAGCCTTTTGCAGAATCGCCCGGATCTCGCGAAGGCTGTGCGGATGGAGCTGATTACTCACATGATTGATCCCAAGTCCCCTGTATGGACGGAGTGTGATCGAAAAGCGAAGAATGATCTGTTTGTGCTGATCGACAAGTCGAAGAAAGGCGGTGGCTCATGATCCGATACACAGGGCGCGGAAAGCGCCGCAGCCGGGTCCTCCCGGTGCTGACTCTGGCGGCCGCCGTGGCTGCCGTAATTCTTCTGACGGTAGCGGCCAAGGGCATGGCCGTGGTGGAGGGCCGGTTGCAGCTCCGGGACTGGAAGGACAAGGACGGAAACAACCGGCGCTCCGCCGAAGTGGTGGCGGAGCATGTGTATTTCGGAGACAGCAAGCGGTCCGAATCGGACACAGCGTCCGCACCGCTTGCGTCAGGGGACTTCCGGGAGATCCCGGAGGATGAGGAAGGAGAGCTACCGTTTTGAGAGATCAAGAACTCGTAAATGCCTTGAGATGCGTTTCAACAGCAGGCGGGCCAATAGGCGACTGCAAGAAATGTCCGTTTTACAAAACGGAGCCGGTCCCAAAAAATCTAAAAAAAGCAGTCAATTTGACAGAGTGGTCCTCCTGCGATGTTGACGCGGTGGGGCTTGCCGCAGCCGACCGGATCGCCAACCAGAGCACCCACATCGCGGCGCTCCAGCAGGAAATTGAAAAGCTGCGGGCGCAGAACGAGCAACTGCGGGAAGCGGCTGCGCTGGTGACCAAGGAGAGCGCGGAGCTGCTTGAACGGCGGTGGATCCCGGTGGAGGAACGGCTGCCGGAAGACCGCAGCGATGTCCTTGTAGTTGCTTACTGGCATGAGCGATGGGGTGTCTATATGGGCTGGTGCGCTCCCGAAAGGGCGGCATGGTCCGTCCATATCGGCATTGGGGACAGATCCGATATCGCCGTCACCCACTGGATGCCACTGCCAGAACCGCCGGAGGTGGAATAATGGATGCTCTTAAGTATTTGAAAACGTTGCGCAGAATATGCAACGGTGAGTGCCGCGAATGTGAGTATGAAAAAAGAAGTGGATTTGACCCTTGCACGGTCTGGCAATACGACCACCCGGAGGAGGCCGTTGCCATTGCGGAGCAGTGGGCTGCCGAGCACCCCGCTAAAACCAGGCAGAGCGTGTTCCTTGAGCAGTATCCGGAGGCGAAGCTGACTGAAGACGGCGTCCTGGCGCTATGCCCGATGGCAATTTCTTCTGAGTACAGGGGTGAAAACGATAGTTGTGTGTCCTGTAGCCGAAAATGCGATGACTGCCGCCGGAAATTCTGGCTTGCGGAGGTGGAAAATGCTGAAACCAAGTGATCTGACGAAGGCGGAACTGCTGCAAGTGGTAGAAATGCTGGCCATGAAGACAGGCCCGTATTATTTGGATCGTGCGCTGGGACGAATTAGGCTCCAGCGCAACGACGCCCACCACGAAAGGTGTGTGAAGCTGATTGACGAAGAACGAAAGCACTATGCAGCCTATTTTGACCTCCTTCGCCCATACGATGGCAAGCCCATTAAGGATATCCCGCAGGATGTTATGAATCGGGCACTGTCGGAGCTGGACAAGGCGCAGGCGGCTGGACGAGAGTGGAGCAGGCGGAATGGAATCAAACTGAAAGGGAAGGTAATTGATGAAAAAGTGCACCGGTGAAAACTGCCCCATGCAGATGGGCTATGACTTTGAAAACTGCGCCGCAATCGAAAAGTGCCCGTATCGCACGTGGCCCGCTACCGTCGCCGACCGGATCCGGAGCATGACGGACAACGAACTGATCGGCCTTCTGTGCAAGTTTCGGAGCGATGCAGAAATGAAACACATTGCTGGCATTTCGACCATGCCCGAAACTTGGAAGGAAATTAAAAAATGGCTTGAAACGCCATGGGAGGGAAAGCCATGAGTAAGGCAGTCCTTATCAGCATCCGCCCTAAGTGGGTGGAGAAGATCGCCAGCGGAGAGAAAACCATCGAGGTACGGAAGACCAGGCCAAAGCTGGCGACGCCATTTAAGGCCTACCTGTACGTGACGGCGGGGAATCTGTCTTACAGATGCCCGAATGGGATGATCTGCCATTGTAACGGAGGGCGAGCGGTCATTGGGGAGTATGTCTGCAACAAGGTGGACTGGATTACTCGAATCGGTTTTTCCGGCTCCCCCGTCCCGTCAAGGTACAGCATTTGCAGCCACAGCAATATGAATGTCTTACCCATCAACGATTTGCTCTATGCAGCCCGCCTGACATATCCGGAGCTGGCGGACTATCTTGCTGGCGGCGAGGGCTACGGCTGGCATATCTCCGACCTGCGTATTTACGACGCACCGAAAAAGCTGGGGGAGTTTTGGCGAGACTGTCTGGAATACTCGGAGCTTAGCACAAACTGTTGGTCTTGCGAAAATGTTTGCGGAGATGGCGACGAAACGGACTGCAACACGGACGGGCGGCTATATCTTCACCGCCCGCCCCAAAGCTGGTGCTATGTGGAGGAGGGCTGACGATGGCTGAGTACATTGGACGGGACGCGGCGATTAAGGCCGCAAAGCACGCGTGGGCAAAAGGGCTTGAGCCGTCGCAGTATATTGAGATCCTGCCCGTCGCCGACGTGGCCCCGGTGGTGCATGGGCGGTGGATCTCATTCTTGGACGGTGACCACATCATGCCGGAACGATACTACCGATGCTCACGTTGCGGTAGAGTAGAGAGTAGACGACAGCCGTATTGCCATTGCGGGGCCAAGATGGACGGCGAGAGAAAGGACGGCGGGGATGGCTGATCCGTTTGTATGCGTCCGCCAGCGGGCGGGACCGTTGGTGAAGGCGCTGGTGACGGACAACTACGGATATCTCCGTCGCTACGGGCCGGATGCGGTGCGGGGCCGGTGCGGGCCGGCCCTCAGCCGCACCAGCCTGGACAAGCTGGAACTGCGGCTGGCGCTCTTTGCCTATGACGGCATTTTTTACAGCCTCAACTTTGACAATGCCCATCTTCCGGCTAACTGGGCCGGTGTAGAGCGCGTGTGGGATGCCTTCCTCAAGCGGCTCCGGAGATGGAGCCGCAAGCCTGTAGAGTTCTACGTTTATCGGATGGAGGGCTTACACGGCGACCACCGTTACCACATCCACGCATTTTTGCGTGACCAAGATTTCCCACCTGCCGTAGTGCAATACCTCTGGACCTGGGGCAGCGCCTACGATGTGCGCTGGGACCGGGCGCGGGTGCTGTCAGAGGGCGGCTACCGGGGGCTGGCAATCTATTTTACGAAAGAGGTCCCGGAGGTGGGACGCCACCCGTGGGGCTGCTCCAGGGCGCTGAGTAAGTACATCCCGCCTCCGGAGGTGACAACCTGCAAGAGCGGCATGGTGCGGCTGCCCAAGGGGGCCACACCGCTGCCCATGCAGGGCCGGGACCGGCCGCAGCTGGGAGATTGGGGGCTGTATGGTTACAGCCGGTATCTGCTTCCCGAAAAATAGCGCTTTTATTTTAATAACAAGGTTTAGTCTATACTACTATAGAAACATTATCCTCTTGAAACCTAGTGAATATTTACGGACAACGCCGAGAAAGTGAGGGAAAAGCCTTGATTACAATGCAAAAAGGTGATAAACTGAGCACAAAGGACGGATGGTTAACTTGCCCGATCTGCAAGCGCAACCACCGACTGCTGAGGATCACAGACGCCACCAGGGCGAGAGGCCTTCCGGTTTACTGTCGGACGTGCCACAGCGAGGTGATCCTGGATATCGACGAAGGCCAGAGCGTTAAACGCCAGAGCCAATGACTCCCCGGAGGGGGCGTTATTGGGTCTGGCGTTTTTGTTTTACCCGGAGGTGATAGCCCGTGGCAACAAAGCCGCTGAGACCGTGTTTATATCCGGGCTGCTATCGGCTGGTGCCCGGCGGGTACTGCGCAGAGCACCAGCCGAAGCCCAAGGAGCGGAGCCAGGAGGCACAGGCCTGGCGCTGGATGTACGGGACGCAGGACTGGAAGACGCTGCGCAGTGAGCAGCTCCTTCGGGAGCCGTGGTGCCGTGAGTGTGCTCAGCACGGCATCCGGACGAGGGCCACGGACGTGGACCACATCCGGGACCACAAGGGCGACTGGGCTGTGTTCATCGACGCAAGCAATCTCCAGAGCTTATGCCACAGTTGCCACAGCCGCAAGACTGCGGCGGAAATGAGCAAAAACAGGCCGCTTCGGCGGAGCTGATTGCGGAGAAAACTGGCGGACGCTTGGGCGCGCGGAAGCTCAGGCCCGCGCCTGCGGGGTTCCTTGCACCCTCCCCCCGGGCAGTTGAAGTTTTCGCCGCTGCCGGAAATAC